GTTGTCCAGTCCCATCCAGCAATAGAAACTGATGGGGCATCTGGAGTTTGATAATAAACCCATCCTTGATCTACACCGAATGTTATTGTTGCATTTGATCCTACATAAACATCATTGTAAACTGTTCCGCCCATTTGCATTCCAAAAGGTAGATTCATTCTTACTCCAGCATCATCTACGCCAGCCAAAACATTTGTAGTCGTTCCAATTGTTGCTTGTAAATTATTTACTGCTGTTTGAGCATTATCAATAGCAATATTTGCCTGAGTTAATTCTGTTTGTGCAGTTGCCTGAGCGGTAACCGCTTCTGATCTTGCTGTAGTTGTTTGAGAAATCTCTGTTTGAGCAGTGGATGTATTAATATTATTAATTGCTGTTTGAGCATTAATTAAAGTTACCTTAGCATCTTGTACTATTTGAGAACTTTGATCTACTGGAGTTACTGATAGATCAACACTATTGATAGTGTTAATAGCATTTTGAACATTATTTACACTGGCTTGTGCCACAGACACTGTTGACGACAAATTTGATACTGCAGTCTGAGCCTGTGATAACTCTGTCTGCCCTTGAACTATCTCTATAGCAGCGTTTGTAGTGGCTTCTATGGCCTGTTGAACCTCTGTAGTGGCTATTCCTAGGGCTGTGTTAACTGCTTGTTGTGCAGGACTTACTATAACTTGTTCTTGACTAGCAGTATCGCTAGCCCTTGCATAATCTGATGGAGAAAAAATTAACCATAAGGCAACTAAAAGCCCTATAAATCCTGATCGCAGTAATAATCTTTTAATTTCCTCTCTCCTGTGTAACAAAGTTACAGGATTATTATATCATTTTTATTAAAAAAAGAGGGCTAACACTTAAGTTAGCCCCCTAATTTTAAAAAAGTATATTACTTTTTCTTATAACCAGTTGGGCACACAGGACTTACTCCAGTTACCTTCTTAGTTAATTTACCTTTAACGCATGTAATTGTTTTCTTTGGTGCAACAAGCGTTTGAAGTTGTTCAATTTGCTTTGTAATTGATGCAATTAGTGCAACAATTCCGTTAAGAACATCAGCATTGCTGATTGCTCCATCTGCAATCTTATATGAAACAGTCTTTGCAGAATCTGTAGATACGTATGCTGGAAGGTCAACTACCATATTGTAGTTACCATTAACATTGTTAACAGTAAACTTATATGTCTTTACACCTTGAGCAAATGTATCTGCTGATGAAGCAGCAACAACTGCTGTTAATCCTCCACCAGAGATAGCAACGCCAGTTCCTACTGTAGATGAGTCAGCAACCTTTGCGCCATTAATATCGATAGCAGAAATAGTCAGTGTAGCAATTTCTCCTGGAACATAAGAGTTCTTATCAAGAGCAACTGTATATTTGTTTACACCAAGACCACATGAAGCAATAAACTCATTTGAGTAAATTTCTGTAAGATCTGAAAGAACATGCTTAATTCTTACAACAGATGATCCTGATGTAGAAGCACATGTCCATCCACCAGTTGCAACAGCAGTTGCAGATGATGCTCCGCCTACTGATACTGCTGTAATTTGTGATGTGTACTTAGTTGTATCAGGAGTTGGAGTAATTCCAGCCAACTGATTGCCAGCAGAATCCTTTACAACAAAGTCATATGTACCTGTACGTGCTCCGCCAGAAAGTGCAATGTCAGCACCTGTAACAGAAATTGATGCTGCACGACCTGTGAATGTGATGCTCTTTGTTGCAAGAACTACACCATTAAATGACACTGTAATAGTTGTATTTACTGGCTTATTTGCATTTGCTGTTCCTTGCTTTACATAAAGAACTCCACCAACACCAGTCTTTGCTGCTGTTGAAACTTCTACTGATGGAGAAGCATCCCATGCAACAATTGCACCTGAAGTTGCTGATGCTTGTAGCACACCACTTGTTGAAAGTGTTGCTGCGTATGCATCTTTTGTTAGAACATTTACGTAACCTGTTCCATCGTTAATAACTGTTGTTGAACCAGCAACATCTGCATTAGATGCTAAAGTTCCTGCTGTTGAGTTATCTTGTACACGAACAAATGAATCTGCTACAGACAAAATATTTGTCTTTGCAGTTGTCCCTGCATAGATTGTTTTAATATCAATTGTAGAAGTGGTTGCTCCAACCTTCTTCTTTTGGGTAATTGTTACAGTTCCTGAACCGTTTACAGTAGCCTTAACATTTGTTGGCAAACCTACATCTGATGATGTTGTTGCTGTAAATGTAAATGTTTTACCTAGGTTAGTCAATGTAGTTGTTGCTGGATTGGAACCTGCTGCTGTAAAATCAGTGAAGGTTGCTGGTCCAGAGATTTCCAAAGAAACATTATCTCCAGCAGTTGCTGCTAATGTATCGGAAGTTGTCAAGACAACAACGGCATTAATACCAGACTCTGCCTTTGTTGTATCTGTTAGTACGGTTACAGCACGAGCACCCGCAGCAAGTGAATCGGATAGTACGTATCCGTTTGACACAGCAGCGTTTGCTTGTGGAATTGCAACCAAAAATGCGCTAGTTAGGGCTGCAGCCGTAATCGTAGCGACTCTCTTTAATGAATTCATTTTGCTCCTATTTCTTTTATATTAGATTGAATCTATCCAGATAATCCTTGACATCATCTGGCATAGGTTTATAGTGTATCACATTTGAGTCATGCTTGTCAACTTGACGTGGCCTATCTCTAAATGTATGTATTTCCACCTCAACATTATTATTTTTTGGAGTATGCGATATTGCTCCAAAGATAGATCCACATACGGCATCTGCTAAGTCCTTTGATTTTTTACGTGGATGGTCTACCCTGTCATTTTTCATAATTTTTAATTCTGTCAATTCTTCAAATAATAAATCAATTGATGGCATTACAAGCCTTTCTTCATATACCAGCATTGCCATATCCTCATAATGTTTTTTAGCAACTGATACCGTATCTGTTCTCATTCCAACAGCCTTTAGTTCGTTTTGAATATCAAAAGATTGCCATCTATCGAATGTTACTAATCCTATATTAAACCCTAATCGTCTTAGATTTTGTATCCATTGTTTTACCTCAGACAGATTAACTGGTCCCTCAGTTTTAGGCTCCCACCATGCTACTGCATCTACAACTACGATTGGTGCTACTTGTTCATAGTTATTAATAACCTGAATGTTTACCCACTTTTCAACATGTGCTATTGCAACAGCACACTTGTCATGTTTTTGTGCAAGGTCAGCATGAACATAATAAATTTTTTCTGGGTCTGGTTTGAATGAATCATCAAATCTTCTAAAATTATCTAGTGGGTTTCTCAATGTCATGCATGATCTAACCTTATCTATTTGTTTAAAAAATGCATCAGATGAAAAGGTTGGAACACACGCAAATCTTTGCATTGCATCATTTAGGTCTGTTAAAAATGCAATTTTAAAATCGTCAATTTTTCTTGTTGGGTTAACATCCCATGTAGGTCTTTTTAATGCAAATACACCTGGATATTTATATCCTTTGATATGATCCTCTGTCCACTCTATTGTAAATAGGTTGTCTTTATCATTTTCTGGTAATAAAGGATTAATAACAAATGTATGTGTTTTTTCTACAACTTCTTTATCTACAACAACATCGTCATATCTTTGTGAAATAAAGTCTCCTTGAAAACGAGGGAACGAAAGCAAAACAACCTTTCCTAAATCTGGAAAACGTGAATCTACCGATGCACGAAATGCTTTGTAAATATTGTCTGCTGTTTTTCCTTGATCGTTACCAGTACCAATTTCTTGTGCAAAACCAGAAATCTCATCAAGCACTGCCATAATTAAGTTCAAACCTTCATGTGATTCTCTTTCTGAGTGTCCAGAATAAACTGTTATAGATTTATCAAACTCAATAGAATCTGCTTTTGGGTTATACTTTCCAGCAAACCACGGGGACTTTTCAATCTTTGTTTTAAAACCTTTAAAGAAAACGTTCTTTGCTTGTTGTGCGTTAATAGCAACGTTAATAATATCAATAGCATCTCCAGATGGTTTTCCAAAATATTTGGCTGGATCTTTTAAGCATAGTAGTTTGTATACGATATATGAACATGCCACTGTTGATGTGAAGTCTTTTCCAGACCCCTTTCCTAATTGCAGAATAATTTCATTTTTTGTATATTTATCATGATATCTACTACCTTCAACTTCCCCCATTAAATATATAACTTCTTCTTTTTTATATATCTGACTCATTGCTTCAACAATGTCATATTGCAAATCAGACAACGGAGGTTGTCCTAAAAATTCTGGAGACTCAACAAATGTTTTTGCGTCTACTGGTTTTTCTTCAAATGGGCTATCTTGTAATGCATCAAGAAAATCATTGAACATCGTGGACAATTGTAATTACCTCATTTTCCTTGGCAATTGAAGATAGTCTTTGCATAATAATATCACGTACTTCTGGATGCGTTGAAGCAATATCTCTAAGTATTCCGACCAACACCTCTTGTCGTTTTTCTATTTCGACCATCTCTTCTGCTAACTCTTTATTTTCTAACAGACCTGCCTTTTGTAACATATCAATTCTTTTTGATTCAATATCCATAACAAGTTTAATGCCTTGTGTTTTTGCACTAAGATTATTTGTCATTGATGCTTCGTCAATAACTTCATAAGATTTTGATATTAACTTTCCATAATGTGCATCTGCTGCTGCGAGTGCCTCTTTTGCACGAGCACGAATAGCATCATTTGCTGATGCCATAACTTTCCACTCATTAATTAATTCAACAACACGAGTTCTTGGAATGGTTAATTCTTTAGAAATTTTAGTTGGATCATTACCCTTTAAGTATTCTTCAACTACACGATTAACTTGATCTAAATGTTGAATAATCTCAGATTCTGTTGTCATATTTTTCCTTAGCAATTTTCAATAACATTAAATATCCAATTAAATCATCAATGTCATTATCTCCAGGGTAGTCTGTACCCTTCATCATTCTGCTTAGTTTGTCATCTATACGAACATGAAGTTGCTCAATTGGAGTTGCTCTACTAAATACTCTGACTGGATCAAGTGCTGAATCACCGTAGGCAATATTTTTTTCAATTAACATATGGGCAATACCATGGCAGGTTTTCCAAATTTCTTTACCAGATGGTGCAGTAATTGAATGTAAGTAAAGGTCTTGGCAATTAAAATCTTTTACGTCTGCAAATACTGGCTTAAGTTTCATCTTCTTCATTCTCCCAATCAAATGCTTCTGGCAAACCTTTTAATGTTGTAATAACATACGTAATACCAACCGCACCAACAAGGCCAATAGCGATTAATAATTTCTTTGTTTTGCTCATCTTTTTGATTTCCTTAGTCCAAATTTAGCAAGGTATACATATATAGTTTCAACACTACATCCACATTCCTTGGCGATTTCCTCTGGTGTTTTTTTATCCATAAGATATCTCTTACGCATATAAATTTCACTTGTATATAGTTTAGCAGCCATGGGGTTATTTGTCAACTCCCACCGCTTTGTCCCAGTTTTTAATAGCCCAATGGCCTATTCCACAGGCATCTGCAACATCGTTATCAGATATAGTCTTATCATATATTGTATTAATGAATTTTATTGTTCTTTCTTTTCTAAGATTTCTTTCAAACGCTTTATACCAGGAAACTGACTTACCTGGATTTTGAGACCTTATATATAGTTGTTCGTCTTTTGATATTTTCTTATTTCCCATATAGTTTTGCCATGTTATTGGAGAAACTTTACCAACCGTAGTTATTCCAGACATCGCTGCAGCACCTAGCAATGCTCCCTGAACTAGAGCAAGGTCTGCAGCAGTTTTTGGACTATTCATAAAAACAGTATGCTCAATAACAATTGCATCTGCTTTCATAAAATCTTTAAAGTATGCTCTGGTTTTAATAGCAGCATCTCCAACTTTTTGGTATATATCTTTGCCGTCAAAATTAATTTTTCCAAACTCCATGAGGTTATCTTGATTATAAACAGCAAAGGCTAAACTATTAGTACTTGCATCAATGGCACATATGGTGTCTGGCTTAGTCTTATTTATTTGGATTATTTTTGCTATCATTTGCAATACCCTTTATTTGTTTTAATATTTTATTAACATCTTTATTGTTAACATTACATGAATTACACAATGGATCATCATTGTAAATTGACAATGCAATACCGCATCCGCTAGCACAATATCTTTTTTTACTTTTTCTTTTTTGTCTTTTTATGATGGCGTATCTTGCAACTATTTTTGTTTTAGTTGCTTCATCTCTACATGTTGAACTGCAATAAATTTGGTACGATACACTTGGCTTAAAACTATTATCGCACCAACTACACAGTTTCACTTAGCCCCTCTAGCGCTGGAATTTTTACTACACCGTCGCCAGCATTATCGCATGCTTTTTTAACTGGACAGGTTTTACAAACCTTAGAGTTTGATCTATAATTTTTAATTGGTAATTGTCTGTCTTGCCAAGATTTTCTAACAGTTCTCATCCAATTAAATGAATTGTCAATCCATGCTCTATATGTATCATTTACCTCTACTGGGAAAATTAATAGTTCGTGATTATTTTTATTTTCATAAATAATAACTCCCTTTTGTTTTCCAAGCAACTTCATATAAATTAATATCTGTTCAACGTGATCTGTTTTTGGTCTGCCAACCTTTTTTCTATATTCAAATGAGTCATTGTTTGTTGTTTTAATTTCACCAACAATTTCTTCACCTTCCCATGTAAGCATCGCATCAACATATCCAAATATTGGTGGATCGTTATGCATTAATTTAAACTCTGCATCAACTAAGAATCCAGCCTTACCCATTGCCTCTTGTAATCTATCGTGAGAAAAATTTCCACTAGACATATTTGCTACACCGATTGGTGTACTATAGTCATCAAAATCTGCACCGTCAAATGCTATATACCAGTATCTGGCACATACACCATTTCCGTCACTATATGTTATTGAGGATGGAGCAAAGGTTTTCTTTTGTTGATATTTTGTACCTTTATCTATGACATATCCTTCATAAATAAGTTCATCCATTCCCACAATGCTAAAAGAATGTGACGGTCCTTTGTCTGGCTTAATCATAATTTGCTGTAGTAAACTTTTTGTCATTATTATCTCTTTTCGTTTATATAAGTATATCAGGAATTAGCGAGTTATGTATTTTAATGCTGAGACTAAATTGTTTACTGACTCTGCTGCGGTGTAATATATATTCTTTTTTGCCCTATTATTTTTGTCTACATTAGCCATCCATGTAGCCTTCAAAGAAAGTTTTGCTGCGATTGCTTGTAGCCTTACAATTTCAACTGTAGCAATATTAATTGGAATATCTGGTTTAATAATAAGTTTAGCAATCATCTCCAATGACGTTGTTAACTCTTTGTCATCCATGAATTCAGCAATCTCTGCTAATCCATTAATGCTTTCTAGCGTTGTCTTATCTGGCTCCATTGTTGCTTCTTTCTAGTTCTTCTAAGTCTTTAAAGAACTGGTCTCTATACTGAATCATTCTTGGCATATTTCTATGTTTTTCTAAAATTACTTGTCTTTCTTCTTGTGACATTTGCTTTTCTTCATAAGGTTTGTGATCTTCTCTATTAGAAAAATGAAACACGATAACCTCACATCTATCCTCTTCTTTTAAGATAATTGGATCTCTCCAATGTATTTTATCTCCCGCTTCAAAAACTAATATTTCATTATCTTTTAATACAAACTTTTCATTTTCTACAACAACAGCCCAATCAATATTACTTTTCATTTGATAGTCAATGCTCACCTTAGTATAATAATTTTCTACATCTAGATGTGGTGGTAGTTTTGGCGAGTTTCCATTACCGTATTTACCGTAGTAATCTAAGTACTGGTAATGACTTAAAACTAAATCTTCGTCAATAAATTGCTTGGCCATATTGATAAGTTTATCTTCTATATTTTTAGGAACTGGGAATCCAACCTGCATTCGTGACATCTGTTCAATAATCATAGGTGCATCTTTTGAACTTGCATATGGTAATTCTCTACTTGTTTCTACCAAAGATCTTAGAGTTTCTTCCTCTTCCTTAGTAAAAAAATTTTTAAATATTCCACTTTCAGATTTCATCATAATTCAATTATACCCCATCCTCAATCATTGATTCAATAACAGAAAGTTCTGTTACAAAGAGACGAACCTTTTTTGGACCTTCTCCTAAAACTACAACTAGTGCTGGTGATTTATCTATTCCAGACTTAATGGCATCTGTTGTTACTTTTGCCCATACTTTCTCATTTATAGTAAATGACTTAGATGCTTCCTTAATATCAATAACAAATGAGTTCCATGTTCCGTCGCCTTTTTTATTTCCTCGACCAGAATTTTTGTGTGCTTTCGCACCCATCTTTTTTAATTCACCCTTTTCTGTCATTGCTTTTGCATTTTTCTAATGATATCTTGATAATATCTATTCATATGAAAAATATTATCGCCAATAGTTGTATATAGGTCTTCAATTTTAGTTGGGATTCTATTTTCTGCTAATGAGAAATGACAAAATACCATATCTATAAATTCACCATTTTTGAATTCTCTAAATGGTCTCCAATGTACCTGATGTGTTCCAGAAAATGTTAATGCTTCATTGTCTTTTAATAAAAACGGTCTTCCTTTAATTACTATTGGCCAATCAATATTTGATTTAAGTTGAATGTCAAAAGTTAATCTAGGCTCTTTAAATGTATTATCAAAGTGAGGACTTAGTAATGGAAGGTCTCCAAACTCTTTAGAATAAGAGGCAAATGAAATTTCTGTTAGTACAACCTTTTCTTTAGAAAATTCATTGACAAAAGACTCAACTTTATTTACTACTTGCTCGGGCAACATCATGTGATAAGCCTTTTGGGCATAAATTGGAACTATCTGTGTTCCTACTGGACCACATGATTCAACAGCATTGTAGATGCTATCTATCTCTTCTTGTGTAAAAATATTTTTATAAATTCTATTTTCTTGATCTGCATTCATAATAATATTATACCTCAAAATCTTTCTTTGTTCTTTTCTTTGGTTTTAGCCCAACCCTAGATATATGTTTTTTACTACATTGCCAGGTGGCATCACCTGATTCTTGCCAATATCTTAAACTAGACACATTTTCCCCACATTCTTTGCAAGGAAACTTTCCTGGATAAACTGAATATTGGTTAGCCAAGGGATATTACTTTTCCTAAGATGGATGAGTATAACTCTTTGTCATCTTTAATTTTATTAATGAAACCATCTCTACCCTGTACTTTTGTACCATCTTCAAGTTGATACCATGCGCCAGTTCTATTCACTAAGCCCATAAGTTCAGCAGTGTCAACAAGATCAGCGACAGAGTCAATCCCAACATGATCGCCTCTAAAATAGAAGTCATACTCACCAGATTGGAAGCCAGGAGAAGTTTTAGAAAATTGGAGTTCCCATCTAATCTTTCTGCCAACTTTTTCTTCAATAAGTTTGTCACCAACATGTATTTTTCCTTTCAGTGCTTGGTTGTCTGATTCCGACGAAAATAACTTAATAACTGTTGACGAATAGAATTTAGTAGCCTGACCACCAGAAGGTTGCTGGCTAGTATACATAGCATTAATATTATTACGGCTTTGACTAATAAGGAGAAGAAGAGTAGGCTTAACTTTATTGTTTGCATAATTAAGCATTTTCCATGCATTACTAAAGTCACGAGACTCTGCACCAATCTGTTTAGTATTTTCGAGTTGTTTAAGTTCATCCGAATCCTTTTCAAAATAAATTGCTGGAAGTAAAGATGTAATACTATCAACCACAATAACATCAACACCAGCATTCATTAAATTTGTTCCAATATCAACCATCTCATTGATTGTTCTTGCTTGTGAATAAATTAACTTACTTGAGTCAACTCCCAATGCTGTAGCCCACTCTTCTGAGTATGACATTTCAGCATCGATCCATGCACAAACCTTGCCCTCTTGTTGTGCTAAGGCTATTGTTTGTAAGCATAATGATGACTTAGCACTTGATTTACTACCCCAAATTAATACCTGTCGTCCATATGGCAGTCCACCATTCAAGGCACGATTAAGGCCATGACTTGGTGTTGGCTGTGTGTCAATCTTAATACCTTCGCCACTAGCCAATTTCTTTCTAATCCTAGGATCTAGTTGTGCTAATACATCTTCAGTTGTCATTGTCAAGTTAATACATCCTCCATTATTATTGTTCCATCTTTTGTTTTACCAAAAGAAAATTTATAGGTTTGCCCTTCTTTTATGTGCATATAAGCCTTTGGAAAAACCTGTGGGAATACGGTTATTGGTTTTAATTCTCTAGATGAGTCAACAAGAGTTAGCGATGCCATCTTTTTGCCAGCCTTTGTGACTCTTGGTTTAAAAGAAAGAACATACATTTCATCATCGCTAAAAGGTAATTGTTTATAGTTTAAAAACTTTATCAAAGCATGTTGCGATGTTTTTAATTCATCAATTGGAATTGCAGAAACTATTCTATTATCAGATGCTAACACTAAATATGTTCTACCAGCCTCAATAGTTGTTTGTTCCTCGTCAAATATTCCAACAGATCCAGTTTTATCAAGAATTTCTACCCTTGACCATCCAGTACCTCGTTTAATTGCTTTTACCATGCCCATTAAAATAAAAGAACCTTTTTCTTCAAACTCTTCTACTGGCTGAATAAATGCATGATAGTGTGATGGAACTGTAATATTAAACTCTGGAAGATTTAAAAACTCATAAAGGTTTTCTTTAATCTCATCATCATTTCTTGGATTATCTGGAAATGTTGCAGCACCAATAACTCTTAGTGAATTCAATGCACGACTATTTACTCCGTTACCTTTGGTAAACGTAAACTCTTCAAGTTCTTTGTATGACTTAAATGGTCTTGCATTAATATATTTTTTTGCAATAGTATCTGATATAAATTTGATTGCAGAAAGGCCGAATCTAATTCCTTTTCCTTCAATTTTAAAATCTACATCAGAATCGTTAATATGTGGAAGTTTAATTGGAATACCAATTCTTTTTGCTTCAATCAAATACTCTGTTCTTCCATCTGGTGTTTTTTCATTTTTAAGCAATGAATACATAAACTCTAGTGGATAATAATACTTTAGCCATGCTGTCCAATATGACAATGTTGAGTATGCAACTGCGTGTGATTTATTAAATGAGTATCCAGCGTGTGCTTCAAAGTCATGCCATAGATCTCGTGCAGAATTTGGACTAATAAAATTTGACGCACCCTCAACAAATTTTTCTTTAAATACATCAAACTCTCTAGCATTTTTCTTCTTACCAATAATCTTTCTTACGCTATCTGCTTCTGACATTGTCATTCCACCCAAGTTAACACAAGCCTGCATTACTTGTTCCTGATAAAGAATACAACCGTATGTATCCGATGTAAACTCTTTCATAACCTGATGTATATAAGAAACACTTTGCTTTCCATGTTTACGTGCAATATAATCTTTACCAATAGTATTTGCTGCGCCTGGTCTAACAAGTGCGTTAGATGCTGCTAATTCATTAAGGTTTTTTACACCCATCTTAATTAATAGATTAGTATATGGAGTTGCTTCACACTGAAATACTCCTTTTGTGTATCCACTTGAAAGCATTTCATAAACATTAGAATCTTCCATGTCTATATGAAGTAAATCAATTTTATTAAAATGATTCTTTTCAATTTCATTTAATGTATCTTTGATTACACTTAAAGTTTTAAGGCCTAAAGCATCGATCTTAATAAGACCAATTTTTTCAGCCTCTTCCATATCCACACCCACAACAGGTATACGCTCATCGGAACCAGGAGAAGAACGTGTCTCCAGCGGTGCGTACCTAAAAATAGGATCTTTACTAGTGACAACGCCAGCAGCATGTATGCCAGTACCCCTAATACGACCACGTAATTGTTCCCCATATTTCTCCACCTCTGGATATTTTTCTCTAAACCATGCACTTGTTTTTGAAGTGCAATACTCATCCCATGTGTCAACAAGTTTTAAAACTTTATTTACATCTACCAAGGGTATGTTTAATGCACGAGATACATCCCTGACAATACCCTTTTCACTAAATTCTTGAAATGTTGCAATAGATGCTACGTGTCTGTATTGTCTTACAAGATAATCTTTAACTTCATCACGTCTTGAATCTTGAATATCTGTATCAATATCTGGAAAGTCATTGCGTTCTGGATTAATAAATCTAAAGAACAATAGTCCGTGCTCAATTGGATCAATATCAGTAATACCAAGTAAATAACAAACTAATGATCCTGCAGCAGAGCCACGACCTGGACCTACCATAATATCTTCTTTTTTTGCCCAATTAATCATATTACTTACAACAAGAAAGTATGGAGCAAATTCTTTATTTCTAATAACTTCTAACTCTTCCATAAGTCTTTGTTCATATATATCATTTCCAAGCCAATTATCAGTTAAGCGTTTTTCTTCTAATCCAGCAAATGCTAAATTTGCCAACTCTTGGTCTGGATTTTTATATTGAACTGGTAAAAGATTCAGACTATCCTTAATGTCATAATCTTCAATTTTGTTTGTAATCTCAATTGTATTTTCATAAATATCTTCTCTAGTGATATCTTGACTGTGCATTGCTGATTTGATTTCATCATATGATAATAAATGAATATCAAATTTATTAAAACTCATCATTCTATTTCTACCATATAGGTAGTCAAACCTTTTCATTCCATCTTCATACTTCTTAGATTTTTCATATGTCACATCTTTTTCTAATTTAGCATGTGTGTTTAGAATTAACATTAATTCTTGAATTTCTTTTTGAGTTTCATCTACGTGGTGGCAATCTGGAGTAACAACAGTCTTTACATTAAACTCATCTGCTAAATTTAATAATTCATGGTTTAGTATTGCAGAGTTATGTGGCATAATCTCAATATAGTAATCATCACCAAATACCTGTTTAAACCATGCTATGTTTTTCTTAGCAACAGCATATTGTTCAAGTTCAACTGCTTTTGCAACAACTCCACTAAGACATGCTGATGTTACAATAATACCTTCTGAATATTTTTTTAAAACTTCAAAATCAAACCTTGGTTTTCTAAAGAAACCTTCTGTCCAAGCAATTTCTTGAATTTTGTTAAGATTTTCTAAACCTTTAGCATTTTTTGCAAGTAAAATAATATGATTGTATACCTGGTCTAGTGGATCAGTTCTTTCTGCTCTTTCTCTTTTATCAAATCTATCTGGACACATGTATCCTTCAATACCAAGGATTGGCTTAATGCCCTTTGCTTTTGCTTCCCTGTAAAACTTTCTATGTCCCGAAACAGTTCCGTGATCTGTAATTGCGAGGGCAGGCATGCCCAAACTCACTGCACGATTAACGTACTCTTCTGGAGTAGCAACGCCATCCATAAGTGAATAGTGAGAGTGGACATGCAAGCCTACGTAATTCATTTATTACCAGTCTGTATTCGTAGACGAGGTAATTGAAGGTGAATCAAAGCCTAGGTAGTAGGCTTCTTGTTCTGCATATGGTACCTTCTTAAGTGCCAATTCTAGTGGGTATGGCTCTGTGCCAGACCAATCAAATGGCTCCTTATCTGGTGCAGATGGAATCAATGTATAACTTGTTTCAGTTCCCTGACCGTTACGCTTTAATTTCCATGTTAGGTTTGAGATGCTACCAGTTTCAAGTGCATACTCACGAATTGTATTAAATGATGATTGCTTGCTTACACCCATTGACCAAATGGCTACGTATGGTGCTTCAATTCCGTCATCAACTAAAACGTTGCAATAAAAGCGAAGACGTGCTCTCCATCCAGCCTTTGGATCTTTTCTGTGCATTTCTTCTGCCCAGTCACGTCCTTCTGTATCCATTGTATCTACAGCCTTACGCTTGTAGTCTTTTGGATTTGTGTGTTCTTTTACAACAAGTGCAAGACCACGAGATTCATTGTAACTTGCAGAATCTTCATCAAGTTCTTCAATGAAACGGATTTTAACTGATTGTCCATCAGCAAGTTTTAACCACTTAACTTTTGGACCTGTGCTATCTGATTTTGGCTTGTCGAGCAGGGCATTGATATTTTTGAGTCCCTTAATAACGCTCATGTGTTTTCTCCTTTGTTTGTATATTTATTGTAGCATAGCAGAGATAGATGTGTCAAATGAGTTATCCAACATCTTGATATTCTCATCAGACATGTCTCCGATATCCTTGTATTGTTTTTCTAACTGTATTACAGAAACACTAGATCCTAATCTTTCGATTATTCTATCTTTCATGTTTCCGCCTGCTTCATCATTATCAGCAATAACAAAAATGCTATTGAAATATTTTTGAAGCAATTCTATTTGTTTATTTGATACATTGGCACCAAGAGTTGCAACTGCTGGAATGTTGACTTGATCTAGTCTTATAGCATCAAACGATGACTCAACAACATAAACATAGTTAGCAGTTTTTACTCTATGAAGATTAAACAGTGTTTTTGATTTTGGAAGTCTTGGAGTGTTCTTAAACTCTTTACCCTCAATAGATCTTCCAACAAAACCAACGCACATTCCATCTGGAGCATGAACTGGTACAGTAACCATATCTTGCTTTTCTGAATATCCAAGGTTAAACTTTATAACAGAATCTTTAGTGATTAATCTTTTTTTAAAATACTCAATTGCTCTATCAGAATCAAGTGCTTGACTATTTAATATCTTAACAGTTTCTATGTCATATTCTGTGTACTCAGGTTCTTGGACTAATTGCTTGTTAATAAATGTTTCTATATTAGTTTCTTTTTCTTTTGATTTAATAAATCGTATTGATTCAAAATATGTTCTTTGACTTAAATGCATAACTAGATCAACTAGGGTTGCTGTTTCTTGACATGAGAAACAAAAGAAAATACCAGATACTTTATTGATTTCTGCTGATGGGGTTCTATAGTTATTATGATATGGACAGAAGACCATGAAGTCTCCATCCATCTCTGATTGTATGTCTAACCCGCAACCTGTAACGACTCGCTTGACTTGGTCGTCTGTATATATATCGGTTTGGCTCCGTTTAGTGCTCTGATACATTCTATATTCTCTTTCCCCACGTTTACACCGTATATTGTGATTTTAAACGTAAATATTTTTTTTCTTTGATTATATGAAATTGTTATATCTGGATCTATATCTATTCGTGGAACACAATTAGATAATCTCATTTGTGATGTTAATAACTTTACATATTCTTCCCTAAGCCTAACAATGAGAGAGTCATCTAGAATATTTCCTTCCAGACTAAATTTTTTGATTGGCTTATGATGGAATAACATAATAATATATTATACATTATTATCTTCAAAATCCTTGTATCTATAATATCCCTTATCAAAATCAGCCTGCACAAGAAATTCACCCATATACCCGTTACGGTTTTTTCTAAAGGCGCATTCAATGATATCACTATTTACTGCTCTACCCAATGCTAGAACCCAGTCAGCATCGTAGGCAATCTGTCTAGACCATGCTGTTTGTCCAAGTGTAGGTACTGTATTTAAATTTGTAACATCGTCAGGCGTTGCTGATGAAATAGCAATAATTGGAACCTCTTCGCTAATTGCCATCAACTTTAATTCACGAGATAGGTTTTTCATTCTTACTGTTTCGTTATCAGATTTTTGATTAGGACTCATAAGTTGTAAATAATCAACAATAACAAAGTCTGGTCTATACTGATCTATTTTTCCACGAATAACAGAAGGTGTAATTTCTCCACCAGAGTCGTTTGAAATAATATGAAATTCTGGCTTACCTTGTAGATTTTTTGCATGCCACGACTTTAACATTTCAATTTCAATTTGACCATTGCTAATTTTTCTATGTGACCAAATTCCCTCACCCATGATTGTAAATACACGATTACGTACTTCTGTTTCACTCATTTCAAGAGAAATGATCATTGGAGATTTTCCTGACTTCCAAGCCTGAACAGCAAAATATAATGCCAGCCAAGATTTTCCAATTCCTGGATATGCAAGGAATACTCCAAGTTGTCCAGGAGTAATTCCAGATGGTAGGTAGTTGTCAAACCCTGGAAGATTTGTTTTGATTCCAACTAGTCCAGCATTTTGTTGTTCTTGTAAATTTTTATAATATGCTAATGCTGACTCAATATCAGTAGCATCAATATCACGAATTGCTGCAGTATTCTTTTTTAGTTCAGATGTTTTTGTAATAAGTTCAGACAACGCTGACTCAGAATTTCCAGTCTGAACATTTCCTGCTGCAGATCTAAGGATATCCTTTAAACTATCATTTAGATATTCTGCCTGCAATTCTTCTAAATGATATTTTGTTGTTCCAACATCTTGCACTGGTTCAAAGTCTCTAAACTTTTCTACAACAAGTGCTACTGGCGGAACAGATGTATTAACTTCATAGTATTTTCTTATAAAAGTCCATATGTCTGAATGTGTCTTTAATAGGTTATCAACGTTAGCCTGTAATAGAGCATTGACTTGTTTGTCTGATAATAGGGCAGATATTAGTTTTGCTTCTGTGTTATTCACTTAGCCACTTCCTTGCCATTGCCCGTCTTTCTTGTCTCTCTTGATTGTCTAATTCTTTATCTATTCTAGCCTGATATATTTTATCTGCATAGTTAGCAAAATATTTCCAACTAGGATTTACCGAAACTTCAAAATAATATTGCAATAGATCATAGCAAGTATGTATGCCATATGACTCTATAAGTGCATCTGATGCCCATTGCTCAACGTTTAGATTAAGTACTGGCTTCTGCTCATATTTTGCTGTATGGTGTTTGCTATATCTGCTAAGCAAAGCCATGCGGTCTTTGCGTTCTGCCATTACTCTGAGATTTCTACCTTTGCTTCGTTAATCTTTTCAGCAAGTTTATCTTCAACAAATTTATAAACACGTTCAAAAGCGTCATTTGTTGTTTCTTCTCCTCGCTTATTATCTACAACACCAAGGTCTAAACGTAAAGATTGAAAGTTTCCTAAATTTAATGTATACCCAAGTGTTACAGATACTTTTGTTTCGTTGTTTTCCACTAACTACCCCTTTCAAAGGTTATATATACAGGATACCAGAACTGTATCCGTATGTCAAACTATACTTTATTAAATTATAAATACGAAATCTATTAAATTATAATGTTTCTTTCCAGATTGGAATAAATCTTCCATCTTCTGTTTTGGTATATGTAAGTATACCATCACCCATTCTTCTTGTCAATTCTTGTTTAGTTGGTGTCATATTATTTGTTATCAATCCATCTTTTCTTGGTTGACCAATATGTATACTTGCTAATATATCACGAATATCTCTAACTTGATCTTCTGAATAATAGGATCTTACTTGAAAGCCACGCTCACCATTTATTTTCATACCTATTGGTGGCGGTATAACCCCTCTTCTAATTAAACTAGGCATATATTTTCTATGCCTATTGACAAGTTTTGCAGTTTCTGCTACAGTGTATGCTTTCTTCCTATTTTTTTTAAAGTCTATGACAAAGCATAATTCTATGCACCCCTTTGTCATATTATACAAAGCAAGTGTTCCATCAGATCGATTTACATGATGAATACGAACCAAATCATTATTAAGGAACCAAACTGATTGATTTCCTTTTATTACATTGGACTGATTGTACTCTTCGCTCTCAATTTTTCCTTTTGAAGTAGCCATCTACCCTCTTCGCTTGCTGTTGGTGGATTGTAAAAAACTCTAGTTCCACAATGTATACAGTATACCTCAAGATGATCTGATCTATTAAATTGTCTATCTACAAACATTCTAGATTTACATTTTTTACATTTTATCATTAATTTGGGATACCTACGATGATTAGATTAACACCAACCGAAAGGTCTCCACCAGTACCAAATTTTACAATTCCCTTAACTGAAGATGTAGTAATAGAGGTAATAACAACACGAACGTCTGTTCCAGATGGAGTGTTTCCTATATTAAAAGGTGTAGCAGTTACAATTGGTGCATATTTAAAGTCAGTTGGGAATGAATATGAGAATGGGTTTTCTTGTGATACTGTAACGGTACTGTTATTGGCAACTTCTACATACCCGCCTACAACTCGTAATTCAGATGTTTTAACATTTTGTTTGCCAGCGCTGGCTGTATCAATTGTGGCATATTTATAAGTTGATGATGAAACTTGTGTTGCAAGTTCGTTCACTGAGTCTGCCAACTGGTAGATGTACGTGACATCAAGTGGCTGTCCTCTTTCTGGTAGTGGTATTTTTGCCATATTACTCTCCTATAATATAAGTATACACTATATGCTTTGCCAGTCTGTTATTAAATATGTGGCTGCATCCCATGCTTGTTTTTCCTGGGTAACTTTTTGTACCCTAAATCTTGCATAATCTTGACCATCAACATATGACATTCCATACCTTGATGCATTAGAAGTTCTAAGCCAAATCCAGTCGCTCACAACTCCTGGCGCATTTCCAAGTCTCCACTGAACATAAACATCAAAAGACTGTATTGCTGCTTGTTTAATTTGTAAATCTTTTTCTTCTGGTGTTGGGCTTGCAATTAATAGTGCTGGCATTGTCCATGTTAGTTCTATTTGATGTTGTGATTTTGTTACAATAAAACTATGGGGTATGCTAGAAGTTAATGGATTATCTGGATCCCAGCCAACCTCATCGAATGTTGTTTGTGCATATAATTTATGAAATTGAGACCAGTGTGAGTTTCTATTTTTATCTTCTGAAATAACTCTATATCTAATATTATAACTTAAATCTGTTTGACTACCTGCTGGCTCTGGAATATCAGATGATTGTATTCTGATCTTTTTGATTCCACTATCTGCCATTATCCAACACCAACACCGAATCTAAATTCAACATAGTTGCTAGTATTTGGAGCCTTAATAATTGTTGATGAATCATCATTTTGTACAACGGAATATCCAGTTAAACCATATAAAGGATTTTTTGTTGTAACATTTTCAAACCTTAGTGCATCTAGTAAAACATAAAAATCTTCAGATACAGATCCATTATATTGTACTGAGCAGTATACGTTAATTGTATTTACTGAATCCCATGTAAATGTATTTGTTGTATAAAGTTCTTGCAATTGTTTTGTAACTACACAGTATCTATTATTTTCAAAATCTTGCTCTCCAGAAGCAGTACCATTTGATAGGTTTGCTTCAAAACGTGCAAATTTATTTGTATCGGATCCAGTGAACTCAATGAGCACACTTACTTCTTCTGGGAAAGATATAGCATCTCCATCTTTATTTACTACAGAAAATGCAAGTCGTATTTCATCTGATGGAGTATTTTTAGAAAAATCTACAGAAACGCCAGTTATCTTTACGTACTCTGGATCTGAGCCAACAACCATATGTCCACCAGATATGCTTATGTCGGAAGTATTGCCTCTCAATGCAATGATATTATTAAAATACCTACATCTTTCATATCGTTCGGCTCTATTTAAATTATAAAATATTCTATTATCTGCATTGCTTTTAAATATAGACTCTGTTGTTTCAAATACATTGTTATTGGCTGATCCATCTAATGGCCCCGAAATTGTTATGATATCTGAACCATTTTGCTTTTTCCAA